TCGCTCGTGCTGGGTCTGCTCTTGGGATCACTTCCTTCTTCCTCGAAGTCCACCCTATGCCTGATGACTCGCCAAGCGATGGTCCAAATATGCTTAGACTAGATGACTTTGAACAAGTAGTAGATGACTTAGTTAAATATCAATATGAACAATAAATTTGAAAATGCATGTAACGGAATAAAACAAGCCTGTCCACCTATATGGATGATGCGACAAGCAGGTAGATACCAAAAAGGTTACATGGCTATGAAAGAGCAATGGTCGTTTGAACAAATGTGTAAACTACCAAGACTAGCATGCGAAGTTGCTATGCTACCAATTAATCAGTTTGATTTTGATATTGCAATACTGTTTAGTGATATATTATTTCCTATTGAAGGATTAGGCGTACCATTAAAGTTTGATCCAGGTCCAAAGTTTGAATGGTTTATTAATGAAGAAAATTATAAAGATCATTCTAATATTGAACTAGCAGTAAAACATATGGAGTTCCAAGCAAGAGCAGTAACAGCAACAAGAGAAGCATTGCCTGCTAAAAAAAGTTTAATAGGTTTTGTTGGCGGACCGTGGACACTGCTAAACTATGCTATAGGCAAAGAAGCAAAAGTAAGTTTAGGTTGGAAAACAAAATATATGAATGAAGTTATTATGCCTTTGCTTGTACGTAATATTCATTTGCAATTAGATGCTGGTGCTGAAAAAGTAATGATACTTGATAGTGGTGTAGGTAATATGAGCGAAAGCTATTTTAAGAAGCACTACGTTAACACGTTACAACCAATGATACAAACCGACACGGGCTATTACACGCAACATTTAAATTCAAGATGCTTACCTACATTGTATAAAATGGGGTGGGCAGGTATAGGCATTGATAGTACTGTTGATATTGTTAACACATTTAAAAAATACAAAGACGGATTTATTCAAGGAAATTTTGACGAACAGTTATTATTATTACCTAAAGAAGAATGTAGATCACACATAGAAGAATTCCTAAACACAATGCAAACAGTTGACCGTACAGGTTGGATCTGCGGACTAGGACACGGTATAAACAAAACTACACCTGAAGAGAATGTTCAAATGTTTGTACGTATGGTTAGAGAGAGATTCAAATGAAAACAGCAATACTAATACCTGCTAGATTAAAGAGTACACGATTAGCTGATAAGATGTTAGTCGAACTAGACGGCGTACCTCTAATTAAAAGAGTATTTGATATATGCAATGCAACTAAGTTTGACACTTACATTGTAACAGATAGTTTAGAGATTGCAGAAATATCTCCTAACTTTATTCTTACAGGAGAAGCAAGTAACGGCACAGAAAGATGTGCATTAGCCGCACGTGAATTAGATTATGACCAGTATATTAACGTGCAAGGCGACATGCCTGACATACGACCTGATATGATAAAAGACGTAGCAGATTATCTACAGTATTATCCAATTACAACTTTGTTTACTGGTATGAATAAAGAAGAACAAGATAAACCTAGCACTGTTAAAATGATACGTGCAGGTGATAAAGCTCTATGGTTTGGTAGAGGCATGCAGGGTTATGGTGAATGGCACTTAGGTGTGTATGGTTATAGATCAGATGCATTAAACTTATATCCAAACCTAGAAGTAACAGTAGAAGAAGAAACAGAAAAATTAGAACAACTACGTTGGCTCAAAGCAGGCTGGGATATAGGTTGCACAAGAGTAGATTTTAAAGGCGTAGAGATAAACACACAAGAAGATATTCTTCTTTGGAACTATAACAATGAGCATTAAGAAAATTAATGATTGGGCACTGCCTCATGTCAAACAGTTTCGCACATATATTGATATTGGCGCACATGACGGTGATACTTGTATAGACTTTGTAGATAAATTCAAACGTGTGTATGCATTTGAACCTAATCCAGAAAGTATAAAAGACATCCCTGATACTATAAAAAAGTTTCCGTTTGCACTAGGAAACAAAAAAGAAGAGCTAGTTCTAACTATACCTGATAATGGATATAACAATAACGAGCATGGTAGTATTGTAAGGCATCAATCTGGTATTAGACAATATAGTGTATCAGTTAAGACGCTTGACGGATTTGAATTTAAAGAAGTTGATTTAATAAAAATAGATGTAGAGGGAATGGAACTACAAGTACTTGAAGGCGCTATACATACAATAATGAAATGGAAGCCTGTTGTACTTTTTGAAAACAAACATTCTCGTTATGATAAAAAACTGGTTGACTTCTTCAACGAAATCAGCTATAATACAAAGATGTATAAAAATGATACGGTAGCATATTATGAATAAACTTCCAATTAAAGACATACTAGCCGCAATTGATATGGGTGCAACAAACGTATGGGATGAACTATCTGATGAAGAGAAAAAACAAGTAAGTTTTTACTTGTTGAATAGATATGTGTCAAGTGTAAAAGGTAATAGAGAAAAGCAAGAACTTGCTGTATTCAAAACAAATGAATATTATAACAAGCACTTCTTTACATTACAGAAACATAAGAAACTACTATGGCAACTATTATGTTTAAGTGGTAATACTAAAAGCATTGCATATCATGAATGGATTGGGTACAAAAAGAAAGCCGGAGACAACTCTAAAGCCGCAAAGTTTTTGAGTAATATGTTTCCTAATATGAAACAAGATGAGGTGGAATTACTTGCTAGAATATCTACAAAAAAAGAATTACAAGAATACGCAGAAGCCCATGGGACAGATAAAAAAGATGCCAAACTCTAAACCATATAAATGTGAGTACTGTGGAGCTTCCTTTACAAGAGAAAAAACTCTTGCAGTTCATATGTGTGAAAAGAAAAGACGTAGGTTACAAAAAAATGAAAAACGTGTGCAAACAGGTTACTATGCATTTACACGTTTTTATACAATAAGTGCAGGCACTAAAAAAGAAAAAACATACGAAGACTTTTGTGCAAGTCCTTATTACAATGCATTTGTAAAGTTTGGATCATTTGTAAACAATGTACGTCCTTTATATCCAGAGAAGTATATTGACTATGTTGTTACTTCAGGAGTTAAACTTGACCACTGGTGTCGTGATGCATTGTATGAGAAGTATGCAACAGAACTAGTACTTAAAGAAAGTATGGAAACTGCTATTGAGAGATCAATACAAACTATGATGGACTGGGCTACTGAATCTGAAGCACCCTGGAATGATTACTTTAGGTATGCAAGTTTAAATAGAGTTACTAGAGATATTAAGGACGGTAAAGTTAGTCCTTGGCTTATACTAAACTGCAACAGTGGAAAAGAAATGTTAAGCAAATTTAGTGATGAACAATTAGGATTTGTATATGAAGTAATAGAACCTAAGCATTGGGCATTACGCTTTAGAAGATCAACAAGTGATGTTGAAGTAGTAAAAGAAGTATCTAGGGAAAGTAAATTATGAAAACACATTTATTAGGTAATGAACATCAATGGATTATTGAAACCCATTATGAAGATTGTGAAGAGTTCGATTATCATTGGGATAAGAAAGTTTTCCCAGCAGAAACAAGAGAAGATGTAAGTGATCAAACATCTACGTATAGAGGAAAGCAATGGAATATACATCCACAAGCATTCCTAAACGAATGGAAGTACAAACCATTTTTACAGTCTAAGATTGACGAAGTTGGCTTAAATATAGAACTAACAGAGCTGTGTGCATTATGGACAGTTGAATATAGAAAAGGCGGTTGGCAGAAAGCACATAGGCATAGTGATCAAACTGTAAAGAAGATTAGTGCAGTGTGTTACTTAACTGAACCAGATAATGATGAAACAACGGTTCACGGAGCAACGTTTGCATACTTGTATGATGGAGAAGGTAATACACATGACCTATGTTACAAGCCTAAACGCGGTGATGTTTTAATTTTAAAAAGTACAGTATTACATGGATCATATCCTGTACGTGATAACAAAAGAGTATTTGTAATTGATTATTTTTACAAAGATAAACAATAGGAGATTAATAGTATGGAACTAGAACTTGTTACATATCCAAACGAGATCTTACAAACTAAGATCACAGAAGAGTGGGATTTTGATAATCCACAGTATGATGCTAACGAACTAAGAGATGCAATGTTTAAAGTAATGACAAAGAATCTTGGTATAGGACTTTCGGCAAATCAAGTAGGACTAAAAGTTAGAGCTTTTGTTTTTGTAAACAATCAAGCTACTAATGATACAGATTCTAAAGCGTTGGTGCTGAATCCAAGTTGGGAACCAATAGCAGACGAACCAGACATTGATATGTTTGAGGCTTGTTTAAGTTATCCTAACATTGTATTAAGTGTAAATAGACCAGCTAAAATAAAAGCCAAATGGAAAAATCATACTGGTAAACAATTTGAAGAAATATTATATGGTTATACAGCCCGTTGCTTCATGCACGAGTATGATCATCTAGAAGGTATTACTATGGATCAACATGTAGCACCTGTTAAATGGAAAGAAGCTGTAGCAAATGCAGAAGCAAAGAAAACTTAAGAACGGAGTTACAGTGTATGAGCTCGATGAACCAGTTGAGCTTATAGTAAAAACAAAAGCGCCTATGAAGTGGAAACTTATTGATCAAGAAACAGGAGAAGAGTACATTGGACAAACTCCTAAAGAAGGCCAATCTAACAGTTGGAGAAAACTATGATTAGAGAAAAGAAAGACACAAAAGATTATACAACTCCGTCACCTCAAGAATTACAAAAACAACTTGACGAGCGTATGGCAAAGTTTTTAGCTAAAGGTGGCAAGATTGAAAAGGTAGATGATATGAAACCTACTAAACAACAACTAAAGAGTTGGACAGTATAAATGCCTGATATTGATATTGACTTTGCTGATAGAAAGATTGCACTTAAAAAGCTAACACATCGTGTAGCAAAGTTAGATACAGGAAAGAAACATAACACTGGAGTGTACGTTACAGAATGTCCACACAATCCAGTTGACAACCTATGTACTGTTGATTATAAAACAGCAGAAGACAGAGGCTATTTTAAATTAGACTTTCTTAATGTAAGCATATACGATAAGGTAAGAGACGAAGAACACTTACGACACTTAATGAACAAGGAGCCGTTATGGGAACTGTTAGAAGAAAAAGACTTTTGCGATCTAGTGTTTCATGTATCAGGACATCACGAACTAATCAAAAAACTAAAGCCAAAGAATATCCCACAACTGGCCGCTGTATTGGCTATCATACGTCCAGCAAAGAGATATCTACAAGATAGCGATTGGAATACTATTACAGAACAAGTATGGGCTAAACCAGAAGAAGGTTACTTCTTTAAGAAAGCACATGCTGTAAGTTATGCGGCCGCTGTAGTTGTACACATGAATTTAATCTGTGAAGGATCATAACATTGAATTATGAATTTGAAGACTTTAGACGAAAAAAACCAAAACAAGATCCAGGGCCTTGGATAACATGGGCATGGCCAAAAGAACTAGTTGGAGCATATCTTTGGAGAATTATGTTTTGGACATTACTAGTTCCAATCTTAATATTTGGATCCATACTTACGCCAGCAGGATTCTTCCTACAATTACTAGTAATTGATTACTTCACTTATCTACAATATAAGAATAGTGCTACTTAGGCTTTTTAAGTAGCTGTACACTTTTACGCTTTACCCGCTTAACTGATAACTTATTAAGGTTTACTGTAGGCCCTAAGGTTACTTTAACATCCTTACTATTCATAGTCATCAACACGGGTCTAAACTGTTCCATATCTTTGTTTAAAAATATGTTAATAGGAATCATTCTATTTGATTCCCACCACCAGTCTTCGCCTAGTTCTACAAATTTAGCTCTGTCTTCATCAGACCTTAAATCCGTATAGATATACATACTTGTAATGAAAGCATCTTGGTTGTTTATGATACCGATGTACTCGTTGCCACCATATGTAACAACGCTTAAAAACGGAAACTTTTCTTCTATATCTTTTCTCAACATAATCCAATAAATACAACTAGTGTTTAGGATAAAATTATTATGCAACTAG